GAGCGATTAGACAGTTACGGAAGGATACTGAAGTTAAAGCAATCATCTCTTACGCTGATAGTGATTTCCATAATGGTACAATCTATCGCGCTTGTAATTTTAAATATTGCGGACTTTCAGACCCAAAAAAGGATTTCTACTATGCAGACGGAACTAAACACTCTAGAGGCAAAGTTAAAGGTGCTGCAGGAGAATGGAAAGAACGCTCCCGCAAACACCGATATGTGATGATATTTGATAAGAATCTAGAACTCTTATGGGTTTGATGCCCTTGTATTTTCAGTCTTAATTAATTTATTATTAACATATTGCGATGACTTATCATAGGTCATCGCTTTTTTAGTATCAAGAAGAACTTGCTGTAGATAAATTGGTTTTAAAACGTAAATACTTCTTTTTTCATTGTTTTTACGAACTTCATATTCGTAATTGGTAACTCCAATCACTGGATTTAATGTTGTTGATGGACTTCCTGGTTTTGGAATTGTAAAATTAGAATCAACTATTTTACCTGCTGGAAGAATCAGACGATTTTGAGAATCTTTTACTTCAGTAGTTTCATAGTGATGAATATCATTTATAGAATTGCCGTAAATATTTTCTGAGTAATCGTAGATTTGCTTATCAGAAAGTGGCCATTGATTTCTAATATTTGTAATTCCAGCACTGATTAATACTACCCAATCGTATTGGGAACTTCCATAAAGTTCTTCAGCAACAAGTTCTGGTCTTGATCCATCAGGTATTTGATACTTATTAAATATTGTGACCACATTTCGCAAATGCAAATCATCGCGGAGTTTAACTCTACGAAATATATTTTTTACAAGAAGATATTCATTAACAGATTTTCTATCTGATAGAAAAGACTGATATTCTAGATTTGGTAATTCTCTGAAGTAAGACATTAGTAACCTGTACCCTCCTTACCGATATCTGTATCATAATCTTCAGCAAAGATTGGAGTAAGTTCTTGGAAATTCAGTCCTAAAGTTATATTAACTGGTGCTGCGTCTGCATAAGTTGCATAAGTTCCACCAGGAGTATAATTAACACTCATACCTTGTAAAGCGCAAATTTTAAATCTATTCAGGTAAGGGTGTCGCTTATTGCCGCTCATATATTCAAGCTTAAACACTTCGGGTGCTTGAAGAAACAATCCTTCTCCTATTCCTTTTTTACCAGCACTATGTTTCTTGAATGCTCTAATAATATCTTTAACTTGTTGTGCTTCTTTTTGCGAACGGGGAACAATATCAAATGCAAAAGTAAAACCTTCTCTTATTTTAATACCAGAAAAAATTAACTCAATATTAGAGTTTGCAATTACCCCCGCTGCTCTTCCAACAATATCTGGTAGTTTATCACTTCCTAAAAGTGTATTTAATCCTGCACCAATTGCTGCTGCAGTAATTGTCTTTTGACCAGACCCAGTTGTAGCTGTTTTTACAAGTTCGTCAATTGCACCTTTAACTTTTTTTACTAAGTCTTTACCACCCAATAAAGCAGCAGCGCCTCCAGTTACCAAACCTTCAGCTAAATTTAAAGAAGATTGTCCCCAAGTTACACTATTTTTATCTTGCACATCATCTGGGATTGGAAGAATAATAGTTCCTTTTGGAGTTGATGTTTCATATCCACTCAATTCTCCAGCAGATGGTAAAGCAAAACTTCCTTCGGGAATAATACCAGGTGGATTGTACTTAAGAACCGTAATCTTCAAATAATCGTCGGAACTCGTAAGTTTTGTAAGTGGATATCTATAATTAAATGGTTTTGTATCATCCATTTATTTTTTCTAATTATTTAGTTCTAATATTACCAAAAGGGATACGTCTTAAATCGCCAACTTCTTCTTTATAAATCTCATACATTCCACCAGCAATTTCATCCCAAGTATATTGTCGTTCTTCTCCCCAGTGGTAATTGATACCGTCAAATCCCCACTTATAAACATTCTTCACATAAACAAAGGGATTTTGGTCGTATCTTAAACTTGCTGTTTTAGCATTATAAACAAAGATATAATATCGTCCAGCTCTTGGAGGTTCTCTACTTTCTGTGAGAATATCCATTAATTCAAGCATCAGTTCATCAGCATCTTCAACTCCAAGCATTTTTTTAACAAGGGGAGCAATGCGATTTCGTTGTTGAAGCGTCTTTCTGGGCATTACTTGATACCAAGGTCTGATTCGGTGATTACCTTGAATTCATAACCTCTATCAGCACACCATTCTCGTGCTGCTTCCCACTTTGATTGATTTTTAGCATACTCATAAACTTCACTGATATATCTTTTCGTCTGTCTTTGAGGTTTTGGTGGTGGAACAGTTTGTTTTAATGGTTTAATTTCAATCATATATTTCTTAATTGAACCATTAGATTCTTTGACTTTTATAAGAAAATCAGGAAAATATCTATGTATGCGATTATCTATTGGAGATTTATACCACACAAACATTTCTTCACTGGAATATTCTAAAACATTTTCGTTCATATCACAATAATAAAGAAATTTTCTTTCCCAACTTGATCTATAATATATTTCGCAAACATTTCCTTTATATTTTTCAGGATTTGCTGGTTTATATTTTCCTTGTAAAAATTTTTTTCTACTCATATTTTTTCCATCCTTTATGACTTTTATTTCTTCCAGCAACTACTTGTTGTAAGCAACCAATGCTTAAATTATTATCTTTCGCAAATTTAGTAAGATTTTTAATTTCCACTACTTTTCCAGTTGGATCTATTAACTTATATTTTTTACTATTTTTTTCAGATATTTTCTTTTTTATTTCATCTGAAATTTTTTTTCCTTTATTAGGACTTGGGTTATTTTCATAATATTTTTTTATATTTTCACTAATTTTTTCTCTAGTTTCTTTATTGTGGGTTTTTCCATACATTGGATTTAGTTCTCCAAATCTAGCACTACCATACATACCATTTTTTTCACCACAATTTACTCTAGAGTTTCTGAAATTTTCATTTGTTTCGTGTAAAAATTTTGTCCGTTCACCTATCATTTTTCTAACTTTTTCTGTATGTGTTTTACCATAGAACCCATTTTTATAACCACTACATCCACCATCATTATCACTTGTGAAAAACTCTTCAATAATTTGCTCACCTCCTAAATTAAAAATTTCATTAAGTTTTTTTGTGCTAAATTTATAATAAATTCTTTTCATATTGAAGATATTTTTATTCCATATTATTTATAACCAATATTTTCCTTTATAAGACATCTAAATACTTATACTATAAGACTCATATAAGGTATTTAGAGTGCCCGCAAGACCACGTAGAGTATCTGATATTAAACCATTATTTGCTAATTTAGCACAGACATCTCATTATCAAGTTACATTTGGGGGACTTCCTTCAGAGTTACAAAATTACCTTGCTAAGAAAGGTGTTACTTCAGCATTTTTTGCTGAGAATGCTGGTTTACTTTGCTATAACGCTTCGTTACCATCAACAAGTTTTGTTCCGAAGAATGTTGATAGTAATTTTACAGGTGTTACTGAAAAATTTGCACTTGCTAGAAGTTATTCTGAAATTACTCTTGACTTTTATGTTGACTCTTCCTACTTAATGGTTAAATTTTTAGAGTCTTGGATGGAGTTTATTGCGAGTGGGTCTCACAATCCAATTGATACTACAACTGGAACTGCGAGTCAAAGAGCAGGAAACTATTTTGTAAGAATGCAGTACCCAGAATATTATAAGTCTAGTTTTACAAAGATTATAAAATTTGATAGAAATTATGGTGCTGAAATAGAATATACTTTTGTTGGGTTTTGGCCAATTGCGATGAGTCCCCCATCAATATCTTATGTTCAATCAGATGTTTTAAAAATATCTACCTCTTTTGCATATGACCGATATATTGCTGGAAGACCTCTAGGAGTCAATCCATTTGAAGGTGTGAAAATTAATTTTAATTCTAGCACTTCTAATGAAAGTAATAGAGATTTTCTTGTTCCAATTCGTGGTGCAAGCGGTGTTGTTTTTTATGATTCTAGAATAGATACAAGAATATCTGCCGAAGTTAATAGAAGATTCTTTAGTGCTACTGGACAACCAGTTATCAACTAAATATTTGCACCTGAATAACTTATAATGCCTTTACCAAAGATTGCAACACCAACATATGAGTTGGAAATTCCTTCATTAAAAAAGACAGTTAAATATCGTCCTTTCCTAGTTAAAGAAGAAAAGATTCTGATTATTGCAATGGAGAGCGAAGATTCAAAGCAAATTGCAGAAGCACTCAAGACAGTTATTAGTAATTGTATTTTGACAAAAGGAATTAAAGTCGATCAATTATCAATTTTTGATATTGAGTATCTGTTTCTCAATATTCGTGGTAAGTCTGTTGGAGAAGATGTAGACGTTCTTCTAACTTGCCCCGATGATGGAACAACCCAAGTTCCAGCAGTCATTAATTTGGATGAGATCAAGGTTATTATTAAACCAGAGCATTCGAGAGATATTAAACTAGATGACACTCTAACATTAAGAATGAAATATCCTTCAATGCAAGAATTCGTAAAGAATAATTTTTCTGGAGAAGGTGATACTACTGTAGATGATACATTTAATATGATCACATCTTGTGTGGAACAAATTTATAGTGAAGAAGAGTCCTGGGCAGCAGGTGATGTAACTAAAAAAGAATTGAATGAGTTTCTTGAACAACTTACTTCGGCACAATTTAAAGAAATTGAAAAGTTTTTTGAGACGATGCCAAAACTTTCTCATACTGTAAAGGTTAAGAATCCTAATACTGGTGTAGAAAGTGATATTGTTTTGGAGGGTCTTACATCTTTTTTCGGCTAGGAATGGCGCACGTTGATCTTGCGTCATACTACAAAACTAACTTTGCCTTGATTCAGCATCATAAATATTCTTTGACAGATTTAGAGAATATGATCCCTTGGGAGCGCGAAATCTATGTTGGTCTCCTTCAACAATATATTGAGGAAGAAAACCTGAAGAACCAATCAAATGGCTAACGAGAATGTTACACCTACTACTGCATTAATTGGTCTTTCGGGACAGTTAGATACCGTTCGCACAGAAATCGCAGCAACAAATATTGGTCTTCAAAATGTTGCATCATTAATTCAAACTGATAGTCTTCTAGATCAACAAAGACTTTTACAAGAAAGAGAACGAGAAAGAAGACTTTTAGAAAGTCAAGTTAGAGTAGGAACACAACTTGAACTGCAAAAAAAGGTTACTGCAGCAGTTGCAGGACCAGTTAAAACATTAGAGACAAAATTAACTAATACATTTAGCAACGTTACACGTTCTCTTCAATTTCTTTTTACTGGAGTAATAGGACCTGCTTTAGTTGTCGGTTTTAAAAGGTCTAGCAAACTTGGTCTTAAAGCACTAACTGGCATTAAGGATTTAATTAAAAATTCATTTAGTGCAATTGGTTCTGGATTATCCTTCCTTAGAGGTGGATTTGGTTCAGTCATTCGTTCAATCATAGGAGTTACAAGTAGAATTTCAAAAGCAATTTTATCTCTTGCTGCATCACCAGTTAAAGCAATTGCAGATGTTTTTAAGAAGTTTGTGCCTGGTGCAAAACCAACAGGGACAGGTGCTGGAGCTGGGGCAGGAGTAAATCTTTTTGGGTTAATAGGTAGATCTCTTTCAGGAGTTGGTGCTGTTCAAAATGCAATGGAGGGAAATCCAGTTGGTGCAGCCGCTTATGGAGCTGCTGCATTGTTCCCTAATCCTATTACAACAACCGCAGCACTTGTTTATACTGGAGCAAATTTACTTGGATATAAACCGGAAAATATTTTAAAAAATTCATTTACATTACCAAAAATTGATTTTGGATCTATGAGTCAATCTATGAGTGAAATGGGATCAAACATTTCTAATTTCCTGGATATTGATTTAAAAGCACCAACACAAAAAGTACAAGGTAATGTAGAGGGAGGAAATACTGCAGATTCTCAAAAACCAGCATCGCCACCAGGAACAATTAACCTTGATACAGTTCCATTTACATCACCAGCAAAACCATCTACACCTGTGAGTCAACTACCAGAAGCAAAACCAGATATCATTTATACCTCAACTGGACAACAGTCTCAATCATCTGTTGTTTCAGGAGAAACACAAACTCTTACAGATGTTCCATTAATTTCTTCATCAAATCCTGATAATTTCTATACATTATATGCACAAGTCAGTTATAATGTGGTAATATAATATGGTAATATCTTCTCCATTATCTTCACTCTCAACTGCTGCAAGGGGGACCAAACAAACTACCTTTGGATTAAAGAAGGCACTTACGCAAAATGTACAGAGAAAAAGAAATATTATAAATGGCACAAATATCTTTAGAAGAAGAAGAGAAGAACTTGGAAAAAGGGCTGCCTTATCAGATAAATTTGCTGCACAATCTTTAATCACTAGAAATCAGGGTCCAAGAACTCTTGCCTTATCGGATACAAGCACAAGTGTTACTGATAGACTGCTTGGATTTATTGGTTATCTTTCTGGGGGTTGGATTCTAAGCAATATGCCGACTTGGATTGCACTTGGAACTCAATTTAGTGAAAGATTGAGAATTGTTGGTGGGATTTTGAGTAATTATGGGGATGAAACTCTTAAAGTAATGGATGGTTTCAAAGAAGTTTTTGGTGCAGCACTTGAAAACATTTCAAACTTTGATTTTACCGATAGTTCTTATCTTGTAAGAAGTTCCCTAAATGATTTAAAACTTGAAATTGATTCTTTGGGTGCTGGATTAAGTGAAGCTTTTGCAGTTCTGTTGCAACCTTTTAAAGATGTTCCACCATTAGGAACTATTCAACCTGATGAACCTGATAAAATACCACCACCATCGCCATCTAGTAATTCTGGACAATGGAAATCAATTTTAGATTTAATTGCATCAGCAGAAGCTCCTGGAGGATATGAAACAATATTGGGTGGTAAACAAATTAAAGGTGCTACTTCAATGACAATCACTGAAGTTGCAAAAATAGCTGGTGATCGCCTTGATGGTAAAGGGAATTATGCTGTTGGCAGGTATCAATTTACAACTCTTAGAGCACAAGCTAAACAATATGGTAATTTAAATCCAGATAAAGATCTGTTTAGTCCAGAAAATCAAGATAAAATTGCAATAGGTATTATTGAAAAAAAGAAAAAAATTTCAATTGAAAGAATTAAAAGAGATCCTATTGGATCTGGTAATATATTAGCAGAGGAATGGGCAGGTCTTCCTGTTCTTTCAAACTATGGAGGTAAAAAAAGAGGGCAAAGTTATTATGAAGGTTTTAATGAAAATCGTGCTACAATTTCTGCAGAGAAATATGAAAATGCTTTAAGACGATTTGCAACTCAACCAACAGCACCACAACCACCAGTAGCAAAACAAACACCATCTCAACAACCACCAATCACTGGGCAAAGACGTTTACGAAAAAGAGATGTCTTTACAAAATCCCTTGGCAAAGATGTTGATTTTATTACAATTTCGGATGTTGTTGGGTCTCCTAGAAAAGGTGGAAGAACTCACGGTGGTATTGATATTGCAGCGCCGCTGGGAACTTATATTGCTTTAAGAGTTGATTGTGAGGTTGTAGCGCAGGGAACTTATGGTGATTATGGGTTATTAATTGATGTTTGGATTCCAAGTTTAGGTATTCAATTGAGAATGACTCACTTGAGTTCTGTTTTGATTAAATCTGGTAAGATACCTGCTGGGACTTCTTTTGCAAGAGTTGGTCAATCTGGAAGTGCATCTGGTCCTCATATTCACTTAGAGTATGATACTAAAAAAGGATCCCGTGGTGGTGGTGCCTTGAATGATGATCCTGATAATTATGCTGCTAAACTAGATGGATACGTTCGTCTGTTATTACTGACTAAAAATCCAAACAAAGGACAATTTTCACCTGCAGCAGTTTCCTCAATCTCATTAATGCCTGGTGCCCCATCGGTTACTACAAATACGGAGGATCAAGTTGAGATGGAGACAAATGCATATCTAGCAGGTCTCTTAAATGGTATTACACAAGAAAGACAGGGAAGAAAAATATTAGTTATTGATGATAGATCAGTAGGTGGGGTTCAACAAGTCATATCTTCTGATAGTGGAAGTGATATCCAAATTGAGATACCTCAATCTGTTCTGTTAAATAACTTTATCAAAAACAAACTTCTTCTAGATCTAAATTACCTATAATGTCAATTCAGAGGTCAATATTTGAACAAATACTTATAGAATCCAATGATAGATCCAGACAGGTGGATATTACCTCTGGTTCAATTCAAATTGATTATTATGAAGATTTATTTTCACCAACAATCACAGCGACTATAAGAGTTGTAAATACAGGCAATACTGTTACCTCACCAAATAGCACTATTCCACAAAGACAATCAATTTATAATGGACTTCCACTAAGAGGTGGTGAAAGAATTGCTATGAAAATAGCAGGAAATTCGCCAACAAATCCTGGTTTAGATTTTTTAACTGACCCTAAGAATTATCTTTATGTTTCTAGCATAACTGATGTAATTTCAGAAACTAATAAAGAGAGTTTTACTTTAAATCTAATTTCAAGAGAGGCGATTACAAATGAAACTGTAAGAGTGATAAAAAAATATCCAGTTTCACTATCACTTGATCAATCAGTATCTAAAATTTTAACTGATGTGTTAAAGGTAAATAAAATTGGAACCATTGATAAAACATCAAATAAGTATGGTTTTATAGGCAATTCAAGAAAACCCTTCACAATTTTAACTTGGTTAGCATCAAAAGCAGTTCCAGAAATTTCTGGTGGTGGAACTGCTGGGTTTTTCTTTTATCAAACTGCAGATGGATTTCAATTTAGAGCAATAGATAATTTGAGTAGACAACCAATAAAAGCATCATTTTTTTACAGTGAAGCACTAGAATCTTATGATGTAGAAGGTAGAAAACTTTCTGGTAATTTTAAAATCTTAAACTATAATACAGAAAAAAATCAAAATTTACTTGAAAAATTAAGATTAGGAACATATTCAAATTATCGTATCTTTTTTGATCCATTAACAGGAAGAATTACAAAACCAGATAAAACTAGATTTAAATTAAGTGACTATTCAAAAAAAACAAATAATCTTGGAAAAGAAGATCTTAAACTTCCTAATCTTGATGATAGTTCTAATTCAAATCTAGGAGATGCTCCAACTAGAATCATTACTGGTATTTTGGATGTTGGAACTATGGACAAAGGAATTTCAACAGAGGTGAATGGAGATCCAACAGATTATCAATCTCAGACATTATTGAGATATAATTTTCTGTTTACTCAATCACTTAATGTAATGATTCCATCTAATACAAACTTAAGAGCAGGAGATGTAATTGAATGTTTATTCCCTAAAATTTCAACAGCACCTGCGAAAGAATATGATACTGACGTTAGTGGTCTATATATGATTAAAGAACTTCGTCATCATTTTAGTGCTACGAATTCATACACCTCTTTAAAACTTGTAAGAGATACTTTCGGAATCAGATAAATGCTCGATCAGTCACTAATTCAAAGTCATTTTATAGGAAGAGATGGATTTCGCTGGTGGATTGGACAAATTCCACCAGTCACTGAGCAGAGAAATGGACAAGAGGTTGATATATGGGATCAGCAGGCAAATAATCAAGGTTGGGGAAATAGAAGAAAAGTTAGAATTTTAGGTTATCATCCAGTAAGTGATAAAGAGTTAAAAAATGAGGATCTTCCCTGGGCACAGGTGATGATTCCAACCACTTCAGGAACAGGATCTTCAAATTATGCGGTAAATCCAAAATTAAGACCTGGTGATGTTGTTATTGGATTTTTCTTAGATGGTGATAATGCACAAATCCCAATCATTATGGGAGCACTTGGAAATACAAATTTATATTCAAAAAATTTAGGATATACTTTTCCCTTTGTTCCATTTACTGGATATACTGAAAGAATTCCTAATCCTACATCATCTGGTAGAAATTATCCAAGTGAATCAAGTGAAGAAAATCCGGGCGCACAAAGAACACCTGCAGCAATTTCAGATGAAGTAGCAAAACAAACAAACCAAATAACCTCTGCTCCTGGTATGATTGGTTATGATGTTGTTTTTGCTGATACTTGCGGTGATACAACAATTAAAACAATAAAAACAGAAGTTAATAATTTATTAAAAACATTAAAAGATGCTCAAGGAAAAATAGATCAGTATAAACAAGATATTAGAAAAACTGCTGAGGTCATAAAAACTGCTCTAAATTGGTTAGTTGGTCATATTATTGATAGCATTTATAATTTTTTAGTTGGAACTGAAAAAAAACCAGGAATTATACCAGTAGCTCTTCAATCACTGTATATTAATGTTTATACTGCGACTTTGGCAGCAACTGGACGTCCATCAGATGCACATACTGCGGGTTATAAATCAAATGAAGTATTTGTAATACCAATTAAAATATTGGAGCAAGCAATTCCTTGCGTAACGAATTCTATTGTAGAAGGATTAAAAGATTTGATTATAGATCTTTTAGAATCACTTCTTCAAAACGTAAAAAATTTCGCAACTTGTGCTGCTGAACAATTTATTGGTTCTTTGACGAGTGCTATTATAGATAAAGTTGCAGATGGATTGACTTCAGCACTTGATGGGGTTTCTGGTTTAATTGGTGGGGTTTTTAATGTTGTTGAATTTGCAACAAGTACTGTAGATGCAATTAAAGGATTGAGTGGTTTTCTTGACTGTAATCAGACAAATACAAAATGTGATGGTGTGAAAGAGTGGAAAACTGGTATTGGTCCTAAAAAAGAATTAGATATAGATAGTGCTTTTGAAAACATTTATAATATTGCAAATAATATTATTGGAGTTGTTGAAAATGTACGTTCTGTTCCAGATCAATTAAATCAAATTGTAAATACTGCGTCTGGCGTTATTGATGTATTCTCTGGCGACTCTTTAAATGAATCTTTACAAAATGCTTTAGATGCTGTTGGAGATTGTTTTACTGGAACTCCAACTTCTTGTGGTCCACCAGTGTTGAATATTTTTGGTGGTGGAGGTATTGGAGGCGCAGCAGTTCCAATTCTTGGTGCAGCAATTCAAAGCACTTCAATTTACAATAATGTAAGTGAAACTACAAATATTATTGGTGCTATAATTACAAATTCTGGTTCTGGTTATCGTTTTCCACCATTTGTTGAAATTGTAGATAGTTGTGGTTTGGGATATGGAGCAAAAGCAAGAGCAACAATAAATAATAACGGAGAATTAAGTTCAATTTACATTACATCACCTGGAACTAACTATCCTCGTCTTGTTGATCAAGACCCTTATGGTGTAACTGATGTTGTAGTTCAGACACCAGGTTTAAATTATTCACCTGGAGATACTGGTTATGATAACTTAGGAAATACATATGAATTAACGATTGATGATGGTGTAATTCGTTCGGCAAAACCCCTAAATACGGTAGAAGCGACAGATATACCTACCGTAAGGATAAATTCAGAAACTGGATTTGGTGCTGTATTAAAACCAGTTCTTGGACCACTTATTCAATTAGATAAACTTCAAACACAAGTAGATTGTGTAGGACCTCCCTCTCCTACTGATGGTGATAAGTTTATTAAAGAAGAATCTACAATTCCTTCTCTTTATATCGTTACTGTTTCAAATCCTGGATTTGGAAACAAATTCTTTATTGATGGGGTTCAACAAAAACAATTAACTTTAATAAAAGGAAATACGTATAGATTTGATGTATCTGATAGTAGTAATGCTACCCATATTATAGGTTTTGTTAATTCTAATAATTCTACGCTAGATTCTAATTATGCAGTAATTTATGGTGGTACAAGCGGAACACGTGGAGCTTTTGTACAATTAACTATTAAATCTACAGCAACAAATTCAAAAATAAAATATATTTGTACTGTTCATGCATCTATGGGTGCTGGCAACATTATAATTTCCTCAGAGCCTATTCTTGCTAGCACGACCACCACTGTTACCACCACAACTACCATCGTTTCAGATTCTTCAACATCAACTTCTACTCCTACTTCTACTCCCTCCCCATCATCATCACCAACACCAACACCTTCTCCACCCCCAGCACCTTCCCCATCACCATCACCATCACCGACACCAACACCTTCTCCACCCCCAACACCTTCTCCATCACCATCACCATCACCAACACCAACACCTTCTCCACCCCCAACACCTTCCCCACCACCATCTGGTGGAGGCGGTGGTGGTGGTTATGGATACTAAATAAGTCAGAACAAGTAGATTGTATTATATAATATGGCAAAAGATTTAAATTTTGAAGCTAGAGATTACATAAGTATTGGACCAAAATTTAAAATTGATGTAAATAACCCTCAGCAATCTGCTGATGGTCCATCAGTTTATCAGATATATTCATACACAAATGATAATGATATTCACTTAGAAACCTTTAATGAATCTGGAGCATTCAAGATTTTCAATAGTAAGGGTATTGAAATCGTTGCTGGTTCTACTGGTTCTGAGGGTGATGTTGATATATGCATTACTGGGATGGGTGGAGACATTACAATTACTGCGATGAAAGATGGTGCTGTTAAAATCAAGGCAAAAACTGTAATGATTGAATCTTTAGAAGATTTAGATTTAAAAGCAGGTAGGAATTTGAATTTAAATGCTGGATCTGGAAGAATTCTTATGAAAGCAAACAAAATTGATCAAGCTGCTCTTACTGGAAATGCTATTAATGATACTTTTGGTAAAAGAGCATTTATGTTATCTCCAGTTGGTGCTGAATACATTGATGATGTATTTTTAGGAGGTATAGATGTAATTGGTGCTGTTAGTAATATTATAGGGTGAAGTAAAATATATGTCTATACAAACTTTATTCAGTTTACTTGGTTTCCCAACATTTCCTGAGAAAGGTAAAGAAAAATTTTATCATGATAATTCAACATTTAATCAAAATTTAAAAGTAACTGGCGATTTTATTGCTCAACGAAATTCTATAACTCTTGGTCAAAAAGGAATTTGTGGCAATTTGTATATGCTTAAAAATCCTTTTGATAGGAATCCAGTTATTCCGAACATTTTTGGAACTGGTGGTATAATTGCTGGGTTTTCTGGAATTTATCTTTATGGGAGTAATAGTTACATAAGTGGAGTTCTTTCAGTAACTGGAACTACAAATTTATTTGGAAAAATTAATGTAAATGGTTTAGATTTAATGAAAGAACTTGCTGATGGTAAGATATTACCAACACCATCAGACGAAAGACTTAAAAAAAATATTCACACAATTCAGAACCCGCTAGAAAAAGTAACCTCATTAAGAGGAGTTACTTTTGATTTTAAAGAAAATGATAAGAAACAAATTGGTGTTATTGCTCAAGAAGTTGAAAAAATTATACCTGAAGTTGTTCAAGAAAGACCTGATGGTTACAAGGGTGTTCAATATGAAAATCTAGTTGCTCTTTTAATAGAAGCAGTCAAAGAACAACAAAAACAAATTAATGAATTGAGGGAGAAGTTAAATGAGCAAACTAACTGATAATTTAAATCAAAAGATAACTTCAAATGAATATTCAATTACTATTATTGAAGGTAATAAACCAGAAACTCAAGAAGCAATTGAATTATTTTCTTTTCCTACAATAAAAATAGACTCTCAAATTGTTGCAATTACAACGCAAATTAATAGTCTTCAATCACAAATTGTAAGTTTATCAGAAAACGCTTTTGCTGTTGGTTGTGGAACAACAGTTGGAGTTACTACTGTATATCCCGATGTTGTTAGAACATATAGTGAAAATATTTCTTCCTCAACGTATGATGGAGAAAGTCCTTTTTCTTCTAGTTCTTCAGCATTATCCTCAGCAAACGTTGGAGTTGGTACATATCTAGTTTATACTCAGAACGATAACACACAAAGTGGTATTGGAAGTCTTTATGCAGATTTGCAAACTTGTTATAGAACTCCTTGCACTTCTGGAGTTTGTGTTTCTCATGCAAGTTCTATTTCAACGTTACAAAGTGAAGTTAGCATATTACAAACTCAATTGTCAAATTTAGTTTCTGATTCTAATAAAATAAAAACAGAAAGACGAGAATATGAAATTGAAAGATATGCTCAAAATTATTCAATTAAAATTCTTGAAAACACCAATACTAGAATATCTTTAGCGATCACAGCAATCCAAAATAATTCTTAAGATTAAGACCCCTTGACACCAGACCCAAGACCCCCTATAATATGGGGGTAATCGACGGAACACCAAATGAGCACCGCACAAGAAACCGTTCAGGGTATTGTGATTGACGTATGCACCCGCACCTTTCTGCTATTGAGCGATCAAGGCAGTGAGCGTCTGGTAGAGTGTGAGACTGTAGAAGAGTTTATGAATGTTCTGGATGTTGTGACCGCACAACTAGATCCTGAACAGATCGAGTATGCCGACCTTGCTGTGTATGGTGAGCAAAACTAAATAACAGGACAATGGAAGTTTTCACTGTGGTAGAATTTCAAGAGAGGTTTGATGAACTGATGGAACGTGTTGAAAATGGAGAGACCTTAGGAATCGTCAACGAAGACGGGCAGGCAGCAGTGATGATGCCCGCAGATGACGAACTCATACGAATACACACTGAGTTAAACAACGAAGCTCCATAGTATTCTGGGTTCTGTCGCCTATTGGTTAAGGCCAGCAGCTTATAACTGCTTGAACGGAGTTCAATTCTCCGCAGAACCATCGTGCTCGTTTAGCAATCTAGGAATGCAATCGTCTCATAAACGATAGAAGGTCGGGGCAGAACCGACAACGAGCACTTGACCATAAAGACTCTTTGAGTTATTATGGTCTTATTGCTCGCGTAGTCCAACGGCAGAGACAGAGGACTTATGTAAAATTGAGCCTCATTCGGGAAACCTTATGAGTGCAATTCCTCAAATTCGGTGAAACCTGTAAAATGGCAATACCGAGCCAAGCAAGAGAAATCTTGAAGGTGTAGAGACTAGACGGGGAACACCTAAACCGAAAGGTATGGTG